GTTTTATATATATAGTGCATAATATTGAAACTAATAAATCATATATAGGTAAAAAAGTATTATACCATAATAAAAAAGTAAAATTAGGTAAAAAAGAAGTAGCAGAATTAACAGGTGTTGGTCGTAAACCAACATCTAAAATAGTTACTAAAGAATCTGATTGGAAAACATATTATGGTTCTAATAAAGAAGTAATGGACTTAATTAAATCAGGTAAACAAGATATATTCTCTCGTAAAATACTTCAAGTAGTTAATAGTAAAAAATTATTAACCTACTATGAAACTCAAGCATTATTTACATATAAAGTATTAGAACACCCAGAATTATATTACAATGATAACGTATTAGGAAAATTCTATACTAGAGATTTTACAATTTAGGCTTGGCTTCATAATATATCCTTCGTATTATACAAGGTATGGTAAATCAACTCCTTATAAATGATTAATCAATATACATTTATATATTATTTACATAAAGGTGATAATATCCCATTTTATATAGGAAAAACTATTAATAGTAATAATAGTAGATTAAATAATCATCGAATAAAATATAGTAAAATATGTTATTTAGAAGTTATAGATATTATTCCAACTGAAGAATGGATTTTTTGGGAAAAACATTATATAAGTTTATTTAAATCATTTGGTTTTAATTTAGAAAATAAAAATAATGGAGGTGGAGGATGTATAACTCATTCTGTATCTCTTGAAGCAAGGCAAAAAATTAGTGATTTTCATAAAGGTTATAAAAAACCATTTAGTGAAGAACATAAAATTAACTTAAAAAAATCATTACAAGGTAAAAAAATGCCAAATGATTTTGGTGATAAAATAAGTAAAAAACTAAAAGGAAGAAAAGTAACTTGGAAACAAGGAAATGTAGGAAAACCTCCAACATCAATTAATCAATATGATTTAGAAATGAATCTTATTAAACGGTGGGATAATATAAAAGAACCAACCTTAATTTATAAATGTTATATAAGCGGTTGTCTTAGAGGAAGACAAAAATCATCCGGAGGTTATATTTGGAAATATGCAGATAAATGAACCATTAGTTAATTTAGTTAATTCAATATTAGGAATAGGAAAATCTACATCTCGTGGAAATAAATCTTATAATTGTCCTAAATGTAATCATCATAAACCAAAATTAGAAATTAATTTTGATATTTCTTCTCTTCATTTTCAGAAATTTGCATGTTGGTCATGTGGTTTTAAGGGTAAAAAACTATACCAATTATTTAAAACCTTAGAAGTGTCCCCTGATAAAATTAATGAACTAAAATCGTTAGTTAAATACACTTCAGGTGAAAAAACAATACAAACAACAACAATATTAAAATTACCTAAAGAATTTAAACCATTAGTTAATATATCAACAGGTGATATTGTAGGTAAACATGCTTTAAATTATATTAAAAAACGAGGCATAACAGATGATGATATATTAAAATATAATATCGGTTATTGTGAGGGTGGAAGATATAATAACATGATTGTTATACCTTCATATGACTCTGCAGGTAAGTTAAATTATTTTACTGCCCGTAACTTTGATAAAACATCAACCCTTAAATATAAAAATCCAGACGTATCACGAAATGTTATACCGTTTGAATTATTTATAAACTGGAATACACCGCTTATATTGTGCGAAGGAATGTTTGACGCCATCGCTATTAAACGAAATGTTATACCGTTATTAGGCAAGAATATACAGTCTACGTTGATGTTAAAAATAGTGACATCGGCTGTTAAAAAAATATATATTGCTTTAGATAGAGATGCATTAAAAGAAGCATTACAATTCTGTGAACAATTAATGAATGAGGGAAAAGAAGTATACCTAGTTGATTTGGATGGAAAAGACCCAAGTGAATTAGGTTTTAAACATTTCACTGAACTTATTCAACATACATATCCACTAACATTCTCAAGCTTATTTGAGAAAAAACTATATCTATTATGATAGAAAAAAATGTAAATATACATAAAAAACACGTTAAACGTATTTTAGAAGCGGATGTAGATTCTAAACGAGTTAATATATTAGATAGTAGATTCTATAGTAGAAATGGTAATTATTACCCTTCTGTAACTAATATTTTACAATTTATGCCAAAAAATAAATATTTTGAAAATTGGCTTAAAGATGTAGGACATAATGCCGATATAATAGCACGTAAAGCGGCTGATGAAGGTACTCAAGTGCATGATGCTGCTGAAAGATATCTTAAAGGCGAAAAACTACAATGGTTTGATGAGCATGGAACCTCTAAATATTCATTAGAAGTATGGAAAATGATTTTAAAATTTCATGATTTTTGGAGTACTTATAAACCAACATTAGTAGAAAGCGAAATCCATTTATTTTCAGATGAATTTATTTACGCTGGTACTTGCGATTTAGTACTTGAAATTAATGGCGAAAAATGGATGATAGATATTAAAACATCAAAATCATTACATACAAGTCAAGAATTACAATTAGCTGCTTACTCACAAGCATGGAATGAAAATTTTGAAGAAAAAATAGAACGTGCAGGTATATTATGGTTAAAATCAACTAAACACGGTCCTGATAAAAGTAATAAAAAAATTCAAGGTAAAGGATGGGAATTAGCAGAATCGGAACGTAGTATTGAAGATAATTTAGTATTATTTCATTCAATTCACAATCTGTTTAAATTAGAAAATCCAAATCCTCGTCCATCATCTGAACAATTTCCAACAGAAATTCAAATAGGAATGTAGTTATTAATATTTATATATAAAATATTAGAATGATTTCTTTAATTGAACTTTTAAAATCCATAACTTTAGAAGGTGGTAACGTATTTGGTACCACCTCAAGCATTAAAAAGGAATACATTCAACCTACTCTTAAAAATTTTACTGCTGAATTAAAGAAAATATACCCAAAAATTAATTTTAAATTCAATACATTAGGTTCAGTTGGTAAAAAAGATGAATCGGGTGATATCGATTTAGGATTGAGTGTTGAACAATTTATGGATAAAAATGGTAATCCATTATTATCTAATTGGAATATTGATGAAGCCGAATTTAATGCTTTATACGAAAAAATTAGAAAACGTTCCCGTTCATCATCAGAAACTCAAAGTAAATTAAGAACCATGTTAGAGTTAATAGCTACTAACATTGAAGAAAAATCAGAATATATAGATACTGATTTAAAAGCAGCCGGCAATGGTTCAATATTTTGTACATTTCCTCAATATAATGAAAAAGGAGAAATGCTTAATGATAAAGCAGTACAAATAGATATTAATGTAGGTAATTTAGATTGGTTAAATTTTAGTTATTATTCAAACACATATAAAGATAATGTAAAAGGTTTACATAGAACTCAATTAATGATAGCTATGTTCCAAGCCCTAAATAAAACATTTAGACATGATATTGGTGTTAAAGATAAAGAGACGGGAAATGTAGTAGCAACTAATCCACAAGAAGCATTAGCTGTATTGAATCAAGGATTTAAACTTGATTTATCTCAAGATGTATTAAATGACTATTTTGAGTTAATGGATGTTTTAAAGAAAAAGTTACCTCAAGAAAAATTAAACCAAGTATTAGATATATATTTAAAAATATTAGATTCAACTAGAGCTGATATTCCATTAGATATTCAAGATTATTGGATTAAAAATCAAGGACGTTTAGGACTTAAAGGTAAATTTTTACCTGATGAGTCTAATTTAATTAAATACAAACAAGCATAATGTCAGGATCAGCTGGTGGAAATAGAATACCTAGAGAAGCAGTAGAAAAAACTGTTCAAGACTATATAGATAAAGTTTTATCTAAATTTCCAGGATATAAACAAGCTAAAGTAACAGGTTCATATAATACAGGAACTAAACAAGATTTTGGTGATATCGATTTAATCGTTCAATTAGAAGGTAATGATAAAAAAACAATTAAACAAGATTTATCTAAATATTTTAATAGTCTTCCTGATTCGATTATAGTACCTTTTAAAAGTGATAAATACAAAGGTAAAAAATCTCTTAGTAGTGGTGAATTAGTAACAATATTATATCCAATAATCGGTAACCCTGATCAATTTGTCCAAATAGATAATATTATCTCACTCAGTGAGGAAGAATCAACATTCAAAAATACATTCTTAGATTATCCTGCAGAAATACAAGGTTTACTTTTAGGTTTAACTAAAATAATATGTTTAGAAGAAGATCCTAAAAAAATATTTAAACGTTTAGGTATAACTAACGTTCCTGAACTTGAACCAAATCAAGAATATGAATTTAATTTATCGGGTGCTGGCTTAACATTACGTATAGTAACATTAGATAATTTTAAAGAATTAGATAGAACTGATGTATGGAAATCATCAGATTGGAATGTAGCTAAAAAATTATTTGATAATTATAAAATAGATGCTGATTTTAAAACTCTATTAAAAGATTTATCATCTAAATTAAAAAATCCACGCTCAAAAAATAGAATTAAAGGTATATTTAAATCTATGATATCTATTAAAAGTGGAGAAGTAAATACACCTAAAGGAGATAATAAACAATTAGCTTTAGATGATGTTGATAAATTATTAGAAAACAAATTGTTTAAAGGTTTAGTTAAAGAATTAATTTTACCTTTATTTGAACTTGAATCTAAAAAAACAGTAGCACTTTATGGTGGTGGTTTTAAACCACCTCATGCTGGTCATTTTGAAGTTGTTGAAAAAGCATTAGAAAAATATCCACAAATAGATGAATTTATTATTTATGTAGGTTCAGGAACAAGAGATGGAATTAGTCAAGCTGAATCACTTTTAGTTTGGGACATATATAAAAAATACTTACCTTTAAAAGTAAAAATAGAACCTACTCGTTCTCCTATTACTGCTATATATGAATATATTGAAAATCATAGTGATGAAGATATATTATGGATTATAGGTGCTAGAGAAGGTAAAGATGATGATTTTATACAATTATCAGCAAGAACTAAAGGATTAGGTAAATACAATTATGTTGAAATAGCTCCTATAATTACACAATCAGACATAAGTGGAACTGACGCTCGTCAGGCCTTAAAAAAAGGACAAAAAGCATTTTTACCTTTTATCCCTGAAAAAGTAAAAGAAAAAACAGAAATATTTAATACTTTATCTCCTATAGTAACTGAAGGTTTAGAATCATATTCTAATGATTATAAAACATATATTCCAGAATTAACTAAATATATGGTTAATCAAGGAATGATTATTAAACCATTACCTAAAGTTAAATTTATTAATGATGATAAAGTAAATGCCGAAACTATATTCGGTAAAACTGCATTTTATGATCCAACAAATAAATCTATTACTTTATATACTATGAATAGACATCCTAAAGATGTTTTACGCTCATTTGCTCATGAAATGATACATCATGAACAAAATTTAGATAATAGATTAAATAATATTGGTACAACAAACACAAATGAAGATGGAGATTTACCTGAAATCGAAAGAGAAGCTTACGAAAAAGGTAATATGATGTTTAGAAATTGGGAAGATAGTATTAAAAATAATAAATAATTATGACAAAATTAAAATTAATTGACCTTCTAATAGAAAACTATGAATTAGAAGAAGAAACAATGGAAGTAAAAGAAGCTATTACTAAAAATTACGACGTAGTTGATGAGGTAGGCAAATTCTTTGTTGTTATTAAGCCAGGTACTAAATCTACTAAAGAAGAAATTTTATTTGATGCCGATGCGTTTGCATTTGCTGATAAAATTAAAGGCGGATTAAAATTTGAAAACGTATTAGGTATGTTTAAAAATAAATCAGACGCTAGTAGAACAGCAACTGAAGCTTTAAAAGCTCGTGACACTCAAATCGATGAACTAAAAACATCTATGGATGAATTCAGAACATCTAAAACAGATATTGATGAGAAAAAAGCTAAAGCTAAAGACTTAATCCTAAAATTAAAACAATAATTAATGTATAAATTAACAGATTTATATAAACAATTAAAAGAAGAAGAAGCAGTAACACCTCCAACACCATATAAAATTTATTGTGATATGGATGGTGTATTAACTGATTTTGATTCTCGTTTTAAATTTTTCGCTAATATGAAACCTGAAATTTATGAGGCTAAATATGGTACTGATAAATTCTGGGATTTAATAGATAATAAAATAGGAGTAAGATTTTGGTCCGGAATGGAATGGATGCCTGAAGGAGAAAAATTATGGGATTATATTAAAAAATATAAACCAACTTTATTATCTGCTCCATCACGTCAAAATGAATCTCGTTTTGGTAAACGTCTTTGGGTCAAAAATAATGTACCGGGATTTAATTTGATTCTAGCTAATGCTATTAAGAAACAAAATTATTCAGGTAAAAATAAAATCCTAATTGACGATAGAAAAGATAATATAGAACAATGGAAATCAAAGGGAGGAATAGGTATTTTATTTCAATCAACCGACCAAGTAATAAATGATTTAAAACAATATGAATTATAAATATAAATTAAAAGAACAAGAAGGAGACGAAACGTCTTCATCTCGTGAGCAGGTTAGTTACGATATCGTACTTACACCTAAAGGTGTTTCTGTAGAAGATACAGTTAAAGCTTTAGAAACATTAGATAATTATGGAATGTATGTATCTAATATGCGTAATAAATCATCTATACAAAAAGCATTAGAAGATCATTTTGGTCCTGTTATTCCTGCTAAACGCAAGAAAATGGAAAGAGATCAAGGTTTTCTTTTCCCTGTTAAAACTAAAACAGCAATTGATGACTTTGTAAAATCCCTTACTTCAAAGCCTACATTATTAAAATATAAAGTTAAAGACGATACTATTGTTTTCCCTAAATCAGGTAATGCAATTAAAGATTTAACTAAAAAAATTATTGATACAGTAATGAAAAGTGCTAAAATTGATTATTCATTAGCCGATAAGGAATCAGTAGATGAAACTTTTTTAAGAGAAATAATTAAAGAAAAGCTAACAAAAATATTAAAATAATATAATGTCAGAATCAGTTTTAAAAAAAGAATTTAAAGAAAAGGACATTCAACGTGTTCGTAATTTAGTTCAAGGTAAACATGGTGAAAAAACTAGTACTAGTATTGGTTATACTAAACCTGAAGAATTTCATGAAGAAGGAGATGTATGGGATGAAGATGGTAGACAATGGACTATTAAAAAAGGTATAAAACAAAATATTACCAAATTAGATAAAGCAAAATCGCAAATCCATTTACCGTTATTTTGCCCTGAGTGTTCTAAAGTAATGAAACATAAGTATGATAAATCATTTTATCTACAATATAATAGATGCTATAATTGTCATGTTGATTTTGAATCTACAATTAAAGCAAAAGGTTTATGGGATGAATATGAAAAAAATATATTAAACTCCGATATCGATAGTTTAGTTAAAGATTTTAGCACATGGATTGATGAACAAATTGAGACTAAAATGGAATCTTATATAACAGAAGCAGGTGATGTTGAATCATGGAATGGTTCAAATAAACAACAGTTATTAAATAACAAAGAAAAAACAATTGAATATTTACAGAGTTTAAAGAAATAGTAAATATTTATAAAAAACATACACAATGGATAAATTTGACGTACATAAATACTTTAATCGTCGTCGTTTAGTTGAAAACAACGAAATGATGGAAGAAGATGTATTAGACCCTATAATTAAATTTGATATTAGCTCAAAATTATATGATTTATTAAAAGCTAACCCTGAATTATTAGATAATTCTAAATCACAATTTCATTATAAAATTAATGATTTATTAAAATAATATGGATGCTATACAACAAGTTGCTGTTAAAAAATTAAAGGCAATAAAGCAATTAACTAATAATTCTAATACAGGTAATATTAAATTTTTACTAAAAGGTAAAGATATTAATTCATTATCACCAGAAACTGATTTTGTCCTTATTAATAAAATATTTGATACTATCAAACCTAAACAAACCGATATTAAAGAACGCATTTCTAATATAGTAAATGAAATATTAGGTAAAGATCGTTGTCCTAAACGTAACTGTAATTAACACATATTTATAATATATAAACATATAAAATGAAAATACACCAAATAACACCATTCATCCGTATGCAAAAACTTGCGGGTATTATTACTGAAAATCAAGTAAATGAAGCTAGAACATACTACCATGTATTAGAAGATGGTGGTTATGGCAATATAGGACATCAAGGTGTTTATAACACTAAAGAAGAGGCTCAAAAGAGAGCTGATGAGTTAACTGATATGTTTCCTAGATCAACATTTTACGTTGAAGCATCTAATAGTAGAAGAGAACCAGTAAATGTTACTATGGAAAACCAAATTAATGAAGCTACAGGTATTGATGCCGTAGATTATACTGTTAAAATATTAAATAATTTTAAACGTTCAAATCCATTTGATGCACCTACTATCTTAAAAAAAGCAGAAAGCTTAAAAAATTATATTAATAATCAATATGATACTGAAGAAATAGGAGCAGAAATGGCTTATACTGAAATAGATGATATGATCGATGCTTTAAATAATGGTGATGATATAATGACTGTTATTGATAATGCTATAGCTAACTTAAATTTAAAAGAAAATCAAGAATCACATTATAAAGACGCCGAAAAAGATGATGCAGCTCATATAGATGCTTTAGAAAAAGACATGAAAGATGATGCTAAACATACTAATGAAGGTAAAATGACTAAATCTGCTTTTAAAGCAAAAATCAAAGAAATGATTTTAGCTGAATTAAGTGAAGATTCTACACAAGATCAAGAAATAACAGACGATAACGCTGATTATGATCCTCTTGCTGAAGCTGAAGATTACAATGCTCAATCATTATATGATATGTTTGAAAAAGAAGATTTATTAAATGATAGACGTGAATATGATGCTGAAGATTTAATGAAAGCTTACCCAGGCTTATCAAAAGAAGAAGCAGAAAAATTAGAAAATATGTTACAAGGTTTAGATGAAGCTAAAAAAGATGAAGAAGAAGTTGAAGACGTAACAGTAGATGATACTGAAATCACGGACGCTCCTGAAGCTGATATAACATCAAGCGAAACAACTGAAGTATCAGGTATTCAATCTAATTTACAAGCAGCTTATGCAGAAGCAAAAGCATTAGGTGATGAAAAATTAATTACGCAAATTGCTAATACAATTACTTATTTTACTAAATCTCATATATTAGATACAGCCCCAATTAATGAGTCTATGTTTCCGATGTTAAAAAAGATTTTAAAATAACATGAAACAAAGTATCACTGAAAAAACATTAACCGCCGCGGAATTAAAAAAACGTGAGGAAGTTATTAAACAACTTAAAGCAGAAAAATCATCCCTAGTTAAACGTTATGGTAAAGATGCTGAAAAAGTAATGTATGGACGTGCTACTAATATCGCTAAAAAAGCAGTAGAAAACATGAATAAAGACAAAATACGCGAAATGGTTAAAACAACCCTTATGGGTCCTGTTAAAGAAGACCATACATCTGATCCTAACGACAAATATGTAGTTAAATATTCTAAAGAAAATAACACTTACCAAGTATGGGAAGGTGATTATATAGTTGATGATTTTTCAACTCCTGAAGGAGCAAAAGCTAAAGCAGATTGGTTAAATATGCGTGAATATATTAGACAAACAGATAAAGCTAACACCTCAAAAAATGAATCTGAAGTAAACGAAGAAGAAGCTGAAGCTAAAGACGCAGTAGATACAGTCACTATGGATGTACCTTTATTTATTCGTATGTTAGAATTTGCTCGTGAAGATGCTAAAGGTGATATTGATTTACATGATGTAGCTGAAAAAGCTATTGAAATTAATAAAAGTAAAGAAACATTATCAATGCAAGATTATGAAGATATTATACCAGCAATGGAAGAACCAGTAGATGAAGTTAAACCTTCAACTAATTCAAAATTAGCTGAAAAAATAATGTCTAAACTTAAACCAACTCCAATCAAAGAAGAAGTATCTGATTTAGATACAATGGCTAAATATATTACTAAATATGTTACTGACCCAAATGAAGCTGAAAAAGAAATTTCAAAGTATAAATTAGCAGGTTTCCAAGCATTATCAGAACCTGTTAAATCAAGTTTAAGAAAAGATATGGACTTTATAACATGGGTTCAAATGCAACATGATGAAATACAACTTAAAAAAGAAAAAGGATTAGAAGAAACAGCAGAAGGTGAAAAATGGGTAGTATGGATTAATATGGATAAAAAAGGTAAAGAAGTAATGCATACTTTAGACTCAAAACCAGAAGCTCAAAAAGTAGGTCAACGAGTAAAAAATAGATACTATGATGATTACGATACTGAAGTAGGCATGATGAGTTTATCAGATTGGAATAAAGAAAATAAAAAATAATGGATAGCGAAGAATTAAAAAATAGAATAAGAGGACTTGTAAAACAAGTGTACAAGGCTCAATCTAAAATAGATTTAGATGTTCCTACAACAAATATTTCTTTAGATTTGGATAAGTTCCCTATTTTAGCTAAATTCCCATCATTACGAGATGCTATCATCCAATTATTAACTACTCAATATAAAGATTTTGTTAGTGAAATACAATGGGTAGCACCTAAACCAACAACATTTAAAATAGTATTAGCAAATAATCAATACTTCTATTTATTATATGATGGTAAAACATGGATATGTAAATCAGAAGGTAAAAGATATTGGCTAAATGATATAAAAGACGAAGGTAGAGCAACAGAATCTATAGCTAGATTATTATCATACGGTGCTTCAAAAGATGCTAACGCATCATTTAAAGACTCAGGTGAAGAAGCAGCTACAGACTCTCCTATCGAAGAACCGGAAATATAAATATGGATGCAATTGATAAGTTTTTAAAACAATATTCTTATAAATTTCCTAAAGGATATCCTGACATGAAAAATGAACAGGATATTTTACTAATGGAACAAATATTAAAAGAAGAATTAAATATAAATTTAAATGAAGCTGGTTCTTCTGACATTTATAATAAATTAATAGAAAAAAAATTAGGTTCTTTTCCTATTCCTAAAGGAGACTATAAATTAGGAGATAATATTACTAAATTAAGTGGTGAAGATGGTGATAATTTTAAAAAATTATATCCTATAGCACCATCAAAAAAAGGACAAGAAGACTCAAATATAAGTACTAAAGGATCAGGACATGGTGAAGTAGCTATGTATTGGTTATTAAGTAAAAATTATAATATGACTGATGGTCGCGGAGGTGGAGCTCCTGATTTGTATGCTAATGGAATTGGAGTCGAAGTTAAAGCATATGATGTTAAAAAAATTGCTTTAGGACGTTTTGGCTCAGATACAGAAAATTTAAATTTATTAAATACTTTATTTGGTTTAAACTCATTAGTATCTTCATTAGAACATGATACATCTAATTTAAAAAAGTCAAATCCTTTAACTTTTAATAAAGATGATATTCTTAAAGCATTTAAGAGTTTTCATGATTTTAGTTCTAGTACAGAATTAAGAGAATTATCACCTAATTATCCATTAATTAAAAATATATTTGATAAAATAGATGAACTTACTAATAAGTTAAATTTATCTAGTGATTTTATAACTGAAGATGCTGCTGCTAATATGATTAAAAGAATCATATCTACTAAAATTAAAGAAAAACCAGGCGACGGTGGATATATAGTTAATGTTACTGAAGATGGTAAGATAACATATATTAACATTACCCAAGAAAAATTAGCAAAAGCTGAATCTAAAGTAATATTAGATAATTCATCTATTAACCAAGGAGCTATTATAATAGATCCAGAAGCAATATTTAAATAATATTTATAATCATGAATAAATTAAAACAAATCATTTCAGAAACGTTACAAAATTACCAAGTAGTAGATTCATGTAAATCCTGTAATACACCGCCTTTACTCGTAGAGTCTAAGCAGTACGATATGGCTATATCTGAGGCAATGCGTTACCATATAGACAGTCAAATACAGCTTACCGAGAATATATACCGTCCAGGCAGCTTCGCTCATCAAAAATTATTAACTGAAGCAAGAATATTATGGTCTAAAGGTATTATTGAATTACAAGGTACAGATAAAAAACTATACGAAAATACAAATATTGGAAGATGGGCAAAATATGAAGGCGAATTTGTTCCTTTAGATTTACCATTAATGGAAATAATAAATGAAGGACAAGACGCCGTTTGTGCTACTTGTGGTGAACATGGATATGATGAAGATTTAGATAGACCTTGTACTAATTGTGGAGATAATAATTGGTCAACAGATTACGAAGGTTTAGGAGACGAATTTGATGAAATATATGAATCCAAATCAGAACTCCCAGACATTTATAAAGGTAATGATGATATAATTTTTACTAAAACAAAAACAACTACTAGATCAGATGGAACAACATTAGCTAATTATAAATTAACTTGGAAAGGCCATGATATAGATCCAGGTGGACATAATTTCTCTAGTTTTAAAGAACTACAAAAGTTTGCTTCAGATTATATTTTATCTAATCAATTATATAATAAACTTCGTTACGAAGATCCAATTACAGAAGCTGAATACCATGGTAAAAAAGTATCATTAGGTAAACCAAAACGTGGTGGGTCTAAAAAATTCTATGTTTATGTTAAAGATGGTAGTAAAATTAAAAAAGTATCATTTGGAATGGCTGGTGGAGCTTTAAGAGCAAAATTAAACAATCCTAAAGCACGTAAAGCATTTTCAGATAGAATGAATTGCCCACAAGCTAAAGATAAAACTAAAGCTAAATATTGGTCATGTAGACTTCCCCGTTATGCAAAATTATTAGGATTTAAAACAACATTTACAGGATATTGGTAATATGAAAAAATCAGAACTAAAACAACTAATTAAAGAAGAAATTAGTAAAATAATAAAAGAATCTATAGTAGATGATTTTAAAAAAGATGCTAAAGAAGCTGGTGTAGAATCGGCTTATATAAAAGCTGAAGGTCCGGATAAAATAATAGTTTATTTAGAAGATAATCCAAATAAAGAAATAAATATAATTAATAAAATAGTTAGAACTAAATATCTTGGTAAATTAGTTAAAATGCGTTCTGAAGAAGATGTAATTATATTTAAAATAAAATAAAAATGAAAAAGTCTGAACTAACTCAACTAATTCGAGAAGAAATTAGTAAAATAATAAAGGAATCTATTGAATTAACTAAATTTAAAACATTACTTAATAGATATTCTAATAACGATAGACTTGTAAATATGGAAGATTTAGGAAAATCTTTTAGAAAATTAAATAGTAACGAACATGAACTTGCGTTTAAAGCAATAGAAAATTCAAAATCTGATTGGATTTTAGATGATGAAGAATTTTATATAGCAGCCGGTAATCCCATAAGAGTTAATTAAATTAAAATGAAAAAATCAGAACTAAAACAACTAATTAAAGAAGAATATTCATCATCAAAAAAGGTATTAGCCATTGGTGGTGTAATTGTTATCAACCCTCAAGTTGCTAAAATGAAATACATTTTATCTGATGTTAGAGCTGTTTTAGGTGTAACTATTGTTAATAATACAGAATACCAATCAGGTAATCCATCAACACAATATGAATATGCTTACTTAGATATTAAAATTGATCCTTCACCATTTCCTAGAGGATTAAATGATACAGCTCATATTGTAACTAAAGTAGAAAAAGATATTAAATCAATTCGTGGTGTTGTTACATTCAAATTAAAAGAAAAAGCACACGACGTTAAAACCTGGACTATATCTTAATGCGTCCTTACACAGACATAGAAATTACAGACAAATATATTATTCGTGAATTTAACGAAAATATAGACCCAATTGAATTAATGTGGCATCGTGATAATGAAGATAGAACAGTTGAAGTAATAGGTAAAACAAATTGGCAAATACAACTTGAAAATCAATTGCCTACTTCTATGAATCAACCCATATTTATACCAAAACATGAATGGCATAGAGCTATTAAAGGAACAGGAAATTTAAGATTAAAAATATACAAACAATGAAAGAACCATTAACCGAACAATTTATCCGTATGCAAAAATTAGCGGGTATTATTACTGAAAACCAAATTAATGAAGAATCAAACTCATTTTACCAAGACATGATGTCTTCTAATCCAGGATGGAATAGAGAAAAAGTTATGGATATGGTAAAAGATAAATTTGATCCTGACGAAGAATTTGGTGATGAAGAGCATCAAGAATACTTAGAAGATAGTGAAGCATATTTTGATATGTTACAAGCATCAGGACCAACTGTAAAACCAGGTGATAAAGTTGAAGTATTTGATAAAATGAAACGAAAATTCATCCCAGGTAAAATTGTAAAAGTAACTAAATTAGAAGGAAATTTTATGTATAATGGAAATGTAGAACCTGATAACATTCCAGCATGGGAAATTTCAGATGCAGATGGTAGAAAAGTATATTACCCTCAATATAAAGAAGGTGAAGCATTTAAAAAAATCTAAAAATAATATACAGACAGATTCATTACC